ACTCAAGTTATTGGTACTGAGTCTTATATTAATGCCTCAATTATACAGCCAGATGGTAAACTAGTTTTATCCGGGTATGCAATGATAGACGGAGTATATCCGGTATTAAGCCTCAGGCTTAACCCTAGTATGAATGGTCTGAAAACATATAAATCTGCTGTGAGCCTTAGTAGTACTAAATTTTCCGGTATTGGCAATTCTTGTATTAATATAAGTGACTCTATGTGTGATATCTATTCGGGAAATTCAGTTGTAGGAGACCCTCAACTGCAGCTCGCAGTACTTGTTTCCAAAAATAGCAATATAGATATGCATGCCGATATTACAGGTACAGCTGCCGCACCTATGTATAATATCAGTAATTTTAGTGTATTAAATACTAATGGGTTTACAATTCCTAATAATTCTACAGCCAGTATAGCTAGTACTGGTAGCATAGAGGATATCTCGTAAAAAAGCCCCTACGGCTTATGGCCGTAGGGGCTTTTTCTTTACTTACGAGCGTTAGCTCTTACTGCATCAAATGTCATATCTATAAGAAGTTTTCCATTGCGAAATACCTCTCTAAGGGCTGATGGAGTCCAGTCTTCTTTACCACTATAGTAACTACCATCATATCGTTGCATTAGCGTAACTCGCCCCTTCTTGGAAGATTTACCTGGGTCTGTGATATGGTCTTTATAAACATCAACCCAATTACCATTAATCCTAACAGCAGAGCACTTCATAGCAAATTTCATCGTGTCACGATCAATCGCTTGAAGTAGAGCACCACCCTGACCAAAGGCAATATTATCAGCACTAAACCCAGCAATTTTAGCCACAGCAAGAATACGACGAATACTTGCATGGTTAATGCCATCACCCTGGATAACGCGTACATTGTTTAGCACCCTATAGCCTCTAGAATTTCTATTCTAAACGAATTAGTTATACTTTACAAGTATAAAATTTTAAATGTAAAAAAGCCTCCGCTATGGGAGGCTTTTTATTAAGCAAGTTTCCACCCCTTACACGACAGGGCTCTCTTATTTAAAAGTTTTATGAAATAACTACTATCTAAGCCATATTTACGGGCAAAAGCATTAGCATTAGTAACTTCAAAAGTTTCTCCTGTAGGAGATATAACCTTTGGGTATATCTTGCCTAAAGTTTTAGCACAATTAGCAGAGGCCTGTCTATCCGCCCCCTTAATCGATAACATATCAGCATATTCTATCGGAAATTCCGTAGCTAGCCAAGAATGTGATTCACCATTAGCTATATGACGTACTGTATTTAATTTTACGCCAGTTAGGGATTCAATATCTTTATATCTATAAGATATATCTAGCAAATATTTAAATACCTCTCGTATTTGGTCGTTTGTGTATTTACTATACCCATTTTTCTCCCCTTCTTGGTAGATATCTGGGTCTTCTGAAATATTAAACCCATTATTAATGGAATCGTATATTTCGAAAGCCTCTTGCTCTAAACGATTAAGCTCATTTTTAGTACATTCACAAATTATCTCTAGCTCAGGTATACCATATAACTTATACGCCTCTAACATCTTGTAATTGTGAGACCCATTACGTAATTTCTGCTTATGGGCCCTGTATCTAGTCTCTATATTTACAGATTGGCCTACATATACTCTGTCAGTTCCATTAAATTTTAATACATAAATACCACTTGTCATAGGAAAATTTCTCCTTAAGTTATCCAATGATGTATTATACTACAAAAGCACAGATAAATCAAGAAGAAATTTTTACATCTACCTTATAGGGCAGGCTCCCTGGGAGCAATCATTCTCTAAAATGGAGTCATCTACCACTACATTTAGATCTACGTCCCTTAATTGCATAGTATATTTATCGTACGCCTCCTTAGTCACTACCTCCTGTGGAAGATACGGGTATCCTAAATCTTTGGCGGTTTTTGTAGGATCATTCCTAAATAAAAACGAGACAGCTACATAGGAATCCCAATTGTTAAAGAGCCACTTTATGATATCGTCCGTTTCTTCCAGAGAGTATGAGATAGTGCAACTAACATTTTGGTGACAGTAATGCTGCATTAGGGTTTTATACCTCTCTAACTGTGATATAGCCGGCTCTATATTAACCTCTATACCATTTACAATGTCGAACTCCACTGTATCGTATTTTACAGGAAATGTTACTAACATTGCAGTGGGATCATATGGGTGCACAAATACGTTATAGTTAGCTTCCTGCAACTTCTTAACCAGGGGATCGTGTACTGAGAAGGCTACATTATTGAAAATATATTTTCCTAAAGGCTTATGCATGCCCTCAGTAGAATCAAAGCACTTAGAAACTGTACCCTCTGGTTTATTAACTGTTAAATTCTTCGGGTAGGGTGTACCTAGTTCTTCAGCCATACCATATCCAGCATGAGTGATAACACGCTCCAGTCGCTTATAGTCGTATGGCTGCATATCGGGACGCATAGCAATACCCATTAGCGAAACACCACATAAATGTAGATGATCATTATTAAGATGCCACTTTTCTTGTAGGATACCGTCGCGAAAATCCACAACAGTTTGACGATAATTGGCCCTAGTAATCAACCTAGCTGCATTGAGTAGCCCTAAATTATCCTCAGCGAACTTCCCTAAGTCAATAGTAACTAAATTACAGGTATTACCATCTGCCAGTAGGACCTCAAAGCAAGGATTCAATCCACTTGCCCACGGGGCCCTATCTTTCATATGTTTTGCATTAACTAATCCAGGCTCCCCATTTCCGCCCTGATTAATCATTTCAAAAAACCCCCGCAATTCCTCAAGGGTTGGCTTAGAATAAAATAGTAGTGAATTATTACTTTGCGCCCTATACTCCTTTCCATTATCCCAAATACCTTGTTTAGCTCTAGCAAACTCTTTCCATCTAGGATTATCTTTGTGCATTAATAGTGCTTCTGCAGCTCTACGAGTACTTAATACTGTACCCAAAAGATTAATAATGTCCCCAATATCTATTTCTGTTAATAAACTATCTGCTCTCGCATTAAGAATCTCAAATATTTTAGTATATGCTTTACTTAACCCAGCATCAGATTGTGAAATCCATCCATAATTACGGAGCCTAGCACCCGCTCCTCTAATATTAGAAAAATCTAAGATTAGTTCTTTCGCAGGAAATTTACCTGCTAGTAATTTACCTATAGATTTGGCCCAAGCTTTGGCGGAATCTCCTACTTTAATGGTCCATGTATGGGAATCAGGGTCCCATGCCTCACTATTGCCCTCAGGCCCTTTGTCATAGGGGCCTCTAGTGGTTCTAATAACTGTTAGTTTGCTTATTTTTGACCTGAAACCCGCTAGGGTACCTACACTTGCTAAACCAGTAACTCCTGCTCCGTTAAGAAGCCCCCAGAAAAAGTCTACTACGTCGTGTACTGTTTTTACCTCTACAAAGCAGCAATTAAACTGACTTAATTCTATCTGTTTCCCAATAGGGGTGCCACCTAACCATAAAGTTCTTCCCGCTGGAGCAACTTTTCTGTCCAGCATTAAGGACCTCAATTCTTCTAGTTCACTCTCTTGTTCTTTAGTTAGATGTACCCACTCCAACATATCTTCGCTTATATCATGCAGAGGCATTTCTGGCATATTTTTATGTGTAAGCGCCCTCTCCCATAACCATCGTTGGTGTGATATTACTCTTGTAATAACTTGATTCCAGGTCTCAAATTCAGTACCTTCCTCATTTAATGGTCTGCAATAGGTGCGGCGTGTGATAATTTGCGCTCTTGTACTTACTTCATTCATTTACTAATATCTCCATATTTCTTTTAGGTACTTCTATCATACCCCGGTACTTCCAAATCCTCCGCTGCCCCTTACTGTATCATCTAATGAATTAACTTTTGTAAATGTTGCAAGCATCACTGGACATATGATTAGTTGTGATATTCTTGTATCTTCTTTGTTAATTACAAATATATCGTCACCATCATTCGATAGTCTTAGTAGTATATTACCGCGGTATGAACTATCTATCACCCCAACAGTATTGGCTAGTACTACCCGTACCTTACCCATACTCGACCGCGGTACTACTAGTCCAACATATCCATCTGGTATACTAACCGCTACACCCGTATCTACTAGAACTGTCTCACCAGGATAAATTTCATAGTCATTGGCGCTACGTAAATCTGCCCCCGCATCTGTTGGGTGAGCCCTAGTTGGTATCAGCCTACTACTATTACTTTTAAACTTAATTTCCATATATGTTCTCCAGCGTATTCTCAATTACTTTTAAGTTATCTGTACCAACAGCTTCATCACAAAAAGAGACTAAATCCATTAGCTTATAGTTGAGTAAAATATTGTCTGACCCGAAATCGTTTAAGGCTGCAATGTATTTATATTTACTACTGATTGGTATAGCATCTGCAATATCTAAGGCAGAGCCGTATTCTTGCACTAGAGATATTGCTCGTTTTGGCCCTATACCGGGTACACCCATAACGTTATCTCCAGTATCCCCCATTAGACACTTAACGCTTATATATTCTTCTGGTGTACATTCGTAGTGGGTATCCCAATTATTTATTGTATACTCCTTACGCGTAACATAAGAAAAACGAGAAACATTATCTCTTATTAGTAGGTCCCAATCTCTATCACTAGATATTAACCAGATTTCTTCAATATTATATTTAGTTTTACGGTTAGTTATTGCTGCTGCGATATCATCAGCCTCAACACCCTGGAACTGTAGTACTGGTACACCACGTTCCATTAGTGCTTCTAATGTATTATTGTACTCTTTAATAAAATCTTCGAAGGCACGCTGTTCGGCATCCGTTTGTTCTGCTATTTTATCTTTACGATTTTGTTTATACTCTGGATATATAGATTTTCTATATGCAGAACTTCCTTTATCCGCCGCAATTATAATATTACTGGCTTTATATGATTTTGCTAATGAATTAACTGTATTAATATAATCATCTACAAAATATCTAGCACCTGAATGTTTCCACCTAAACGCTAAGTTAATTGCGTCTACAATAAGTAGTGTGGACTCATTGGTGGATGTTACTTCTTGAAAGGATTTACTCATCTTTTGTGAATTTAGGCTGATCGTGTTCGTACCAGTCCTCTAGTTTAGCTATATAAAAAGGATGGCCTGTTACCCAATGTACGTAGCTATGTACATAGTCGCCCTGTGGAAAGTCTTCGAACGCAGCAAATATCTTACTGCGGTCATGTTTAAACAACAATAGAGGTTTCTTACCTAATTGCTGTCCTTGTCGTACTGCCTGTTCCCACCACTGTATAAGTTGTGGGTTCTTTGAGGTAAATATACTAGTATTAAAGTGGTCATCTTTATAGTGTTTTACTTCCACAGCATAGGAGTTAATCTTGCCTGGGATATAAAGATCACCCTTTAGTTGGTGTTTAGGATCGAGAGCACCTGATCCAGGTACTCTCTCCCATTTATGCCCAGTAATTTCCCTAAGTTTATCTCGTACTACAGTCTCGGCTCTAGCGCCTTTATCTCTACTGTCTACCATTATTTATCAATTCTGGAGATATTGTTCTCCTTAACAACAGATAACTGACATAATAGTGGGTGACTAAATCCGTGACTCACTATAAAGGTATTAAGGTATTCTTCATTCAGTAGAATTTCAATTAACTTATCCTTACCATCAATATCCAAATTATCAATAGTTTCATCTAATATTAGTAAATTAGTTCTATTATTAGAAATAGCCTGCATAAGCTTTCTAATACCTAATAATGTTGATACATTAACTCTAGCTAATTCACCACCACTTAGTGCATTAATATCAATATCTTGTCCATTATCCGTAATAACTACGTTTAACTTATCTGAACTAGATATTTGAAAACCTAGTTGAAAACGGCCATCTGACATACCTACTAAGTATGAGTTTGTAATATCTTCTAAATCTTTTACTAAGCACTCAATCTTATAGGCAACTAGACCCGTAGTACTAAATGTTTTTACCAGAAGTTGTCGTGTATTAAGTAGTTTCTCTTTGATAGACAACTCTTTACTCAATACAGCCCTGTCCCCTAACATCTCTACTTTTTGAGCAGTTAATACTTTAACTTTAGAGTTATGGGCTGATGCTTTAAGATTATGTTCTCGTGCCGTCTTAATACCTTGTTCTATATTCTTTATTTTTGCTCGTAGTACATTTATTTGTTCGGCTAGTTCTTTGGCATTACCTAAAGTAGTAGGCATTTCTGGTTTATATAGTATATGATACTTTTCCCACTCCGCCTGTGCACTAAGTACTTGCTTATACGCTGCCGATCTAGCGTTTATTTCTAACAGTAGCTTATTTTTAATTACTAGACTATCTTCAAGCTCTTTTAGTTTAACTGATGAGTCCTGTACTATACTTTTGGAAGTACTATTATTGACTGGTTGTGAACATAAAGAACATACCGTAATACCTGCTTTATGCTCGTGTGCTTTAATATTAGACTTAAGTATATTTATATTAGCTTTAATATCCGCTATTTCCTGTATTAGTCCTGAACTATCATCTACAGGTTTCTCAATTCCAACTGGTACTATAATACTATTTAATATTTCTTTATATTTATTATTTTGTACTATTGCTCTATTATCGGAATCTATAGTGGCTAACTTATTTTCAAGAGTAAGTACTTCCTTTACTAACTCATCTGGACTATTAGGAACTTCAATTAGTTCCATCTCATCTAGATTTTCTTTAGAAATCTTAGCTAACCAACTATCTATAGTAGCTATTGAAGCCTTATCTCCAGTTATTATATTTGTTATATCTTTAACTAACGACTTAAATATCTCAGAGACCTCAGTATATTTAGATAGATTGAGTAAATCTATAAGAAATTTCTTTCTATTAGAGTCTGTGGCTGTTAGGAATTCTAAACTAGAGGCACTAGATTGGTAAACTATTTGAGAAAAGGTTTTATGATCGTAACCCATTATTTCTTCAATTAGTTTATATGTATTAGTAGCTGTATGGGCACTAATATCAATACCGTTACAGTCTAATCGTACGCTTTGTGTACTACCTCTACGAGTATATATTACATATTCATTGGAGTCTTTTTCAAATGTAAGCTCTATCCAGTAAAACTTATCTTTAATATACCTATTAAATATATCTGCCTTCTTAATATTTTTTGAGTTTTTATTATAACAAACCTCTTCAAGAATGGCCGCTATGCTGCTTTTTCCGTGCCCGTTTTTAGCAACTATTTGTGTAAGTGGGTTCTCATTGAAGATAATTTCATTATTATCTCCATATGAAAAGGCATTGCCCCACCTTAGCTTTTTAAATGTTAGCATTTACCAATTTAGTTTTTCCGCATGGTTATTGTACTCTTTTAGTACGTCATCTACTATAGATTTATCTAGCATCAATACATATTTTAAGTATTCTGAAACCTCTTCCTCGATAGACATTTCTGCATTAAGCATAAGTGCCGTTTCGGTACTACGTTTTACCACTTTCCTATCTATTAAGTCAGTATTTTCCATGTCACTAAGCTGTGACATGTCGCCTTCTACTTCGTATACGGTATGATGAAAATCAGTCCTAGGTGCCTCCTCACTAACTTGAATAGTTTTACGTATTAGTTGTGGTAGATCTAGTTTAATCCATTCATGCTCTAGACTATCAGTATCAATTAATAATACTCCCGTATCTACTAAATTTCTATGAAAACTAGTAGTCACTGGTGATCCAGGATATAATATATTTCTCTGAGAGTTTTCGTAGCTATGCAAATCACCAGCTACTACTAACTCCCACCTATTAAATAGATTTAGATCAATTTCTGGCTTAACGTGTGGAGGTATTTCTCCGCGAACGTGTGTGAATAATATACGTTCTTCAAAATCGTTAGGATCAAAGGATTTTAGTAGGTTATATGGAATTATATCGAAGCTTCCAATTAACCTATAGTAATCATCTATTACAGTAACTAGTGAATTAATTTTATTAGTTACCGAACGTAGATGAGTAAAAAAGGTTTTACCCTTTTTTGTGGCTTCATGATTACCGGGGTATATCAATGTAGGTTTACTACAGACACTGATTAGATCATAATAAACCTCCAGTTCTTCTACTGAAGGCATCTTATCAAAAATATCACCGCCTATAATAAACATATCTGCTTTTGAAAGTAGATCGCCTATAGCCTCTTGCAGTAGTCTGTAACGATTTAGGGACCACTCTACAGGTACTCCCTTCTGCCCAAGCTTTATATGTATATCAGCTACGAATAGTATTTTCATAGTGTAAAATGCCCCCTACCATTTTCACAATAGGGGGCGTAGTTTTAATTAACCAAGTTCGTTAACGGCTTCTTTAGTAGATTGATCAGCATTTGCTGTATCATCTGCGTCCTCACCCTTAGCTAGTTTTTCTAGTAGAGCAAGAATATCTTCTGGAGTTTGACGCGGATATTTTGCATCAATACTTTCTGCTTCGGCTACAGCGGCTAGTTCTTCTTCAGACAGCGCCCTAACTTTGCACTTAAATGGGCTGAGTGTATACTCAACGTTAAAAGGTAGAGGGCCGGTCTTAGCACGCTTAAATACTACATCCCAACCAGTTTGTGGGTCGGTAGGATCGCCTAGAGTCTCGGCAGCAGTCATAATCTGTTCAAATAACTTCTTCTTAAGATTAATAACCTTTACTTTACCGTCCTTAGGATCAATACAGTTCATGCTGTAAGACCACTGACACTTCTTATCGGGATAGAAGGTTGGTACGTGATCAACTTCCTTGTTTAGGAACTTTTCCTGCTCACGATCAAAAGAAAGACACTCGATAGGAATATCTTTATTGTTTGTACCCTTAACCCAATAAACGTACCGAGCTAGAATTCCACCCACAAGACGTACAACGTTATCTCCATCTTTGTACTCAAATGCGTCGACTTTGTTCTTAATTGCTGAACCTTTTGTTTTTCCAAATGCTAATGCCATGTTTATTTCTCGAATTTAAAGTTTATTTCAGAATCCGTTATTTCAAGTAACGGATTAGTTTTTATGTTGTTAATATCAATATCCACAAAATATGATCTCAGTAAAGAAGTTTTTCCGAACTGTTTATATAATGTAATATCTCTTAGTGCTGCTAGTTGTATATATTGTGCTACATATGTTTGATCTAGTGTTCTTTCAAATATAGGTTCAGGATTTATTAACCAGCTTACACCATTTAATGGTTTTCGTAGAATATGTTTATCACCACGTCTAGGTAGTGTGTTTTTATCTCGCCACCACTTGTATAATAGCCAAACAAGTTTGCTGTCTGAGCCATTAGATTGTTTAATGAGTTCGTTTAAGTTAAAAAATAGAATCAATTTCTCCCAAATAAGTATATATTATAACACAATAAAAATATCCAGACAAGACAAAAATTTCACACCGATAGTATCTCCCAACCCATTTCTAGATAAAAAGCAATTCTATCATTGTTATGCTTTTTACTGTCGTGCCCAGAAAACTGTAGGTCTATTACCTCTGGAGGCATATTTTCTTTAATTTTATGTTTACGCATAATACGTCCTACTAGCTGTTCAAGTATTACTTTATTGCCTGTAGGAACTGCTAAAATTACACAACTTAATATGCTTAGACTTAGTCCTTCTGTAAAGATTTGTCTGCTCGCAGCAACACACATTTTGTGTCCGTCGCTGACTTCTTGTAGTAATCTTTCTCGTACTTCTTGTGACTTAGTTTCTGTTGATCCTGTAATAAGTACGCAAGTGTCTTTTCCGATGAATTCTGCAACTTTTTCAAGAAACTCTACCCTATCTGCTGTAATTAAAACTCTATGTCCCTTAGCAATTTGCACTTTAGCTAAAGTAGCTATGAATTGTTGATAATCTTCATCATACAACAAGTCATTCATTTTATTAACCCACGGCACTCCGTAAGTTAATTGCTTGCCCGTTTTCAAAATTCTAACAACTGGATCAATAGTATTAGATTTTGGTGGTTTATATACTGTAGGGCCGAAGCTGTCGGTGTAAAGGCAGTGCTTACCGTCCTTACGTACCATAGTACCACTTAATCCAATTCGATACCTAGCGTGAAACTTTTCTAAAGTTGTAGTAAAGGTTGTGGCTGGCAGATGGTGTGCTTCGTCTACAATCACTAGACCAAACTCCTTTGCGTATTCGTCAGCAACTTTTACTAGAGTTTGTATATTAGCCACTACTATGAAGTGATCTTCGGTATCGAAAATACCAGACCCTATAATGCCTGGTGGCATATCAAAAAGCTTTTCTACTTCTTTTGCCCACTGATCACGTAACGCCACAGTATGTGTAATAATTAACGTTTTCTGTGCCAACTTACGCGCTATGTGTAGTGCTGTAAAAGTTTTACCCCACCCAGGTGCTGCGTTGATAAAACAGGAATCCTCTACCGAATTAAATACTGGTAGTTGGTCGTCAAATAGCCCAAACTTAGGGTTAGGGAAAGGGACTTCATTATACGTTCGCCTATCGACTATTTCATAGCCTTCTGGTATTAGATCACTCCTACCTTGTGGTATAGATAAAATATTTGGAGTAACTCTAGTAAAGTTCTTTATCGTTTCTATCTTTGATATTCGTCTGCCACGTACTACCATACTAGCGCCATCGGCTGGTATAATTTTATACGTCAAAGCATCTTCTATACTTTTGAAACCATCCTCCGGCTTATCTAAGTATATTTTGTTAGATATAATTGCTTTCGCCATATTTATACTTTTCGTCTTGTATCTTTATACATTTCGTTATATGTTCCGTATAAAATAAATCCATTATCAATTTTAAGCAACCCGGCCACGGAGTGGCCAGACTTGCTTAATGTTTTGAACCTAGTAGGTATTCCTTCTACTTCTAGAATTGTACCTGCGCCTGATGGATTATTCCACTTTTTAATTATTTTTCTAAATATAAGCGGTACAGATTTCGTCTTTGTATACTTAAATAGTCTACCAGTATTATCTATAAACATATTGGAACTATTTCTTATAATATCTCCAATAAAATAGAACACTTTATTAACACGTAGGAGTGGTACTCCATTATCTTTAAGTATTAGTCTACGTTTTCCTAAAGTATCAGCATCTATACTAGTATCATCTAATATAGATACCTTACTTATAATTTCATTAGTTTCTGACATATACTCATAATAAGTATATAGTACTGTACCTGATTTCTGTAATTTAGTGCTTGTCGGTATCCGGAATACTGGAAAGGATACCTGACTCAAGCTTGTAACGCTTGTCAAATTTTCCAAAGGAATAGTCCTTTCCTATTTCCTGATCAATACCAATCGGTCTACCATCAATAGAACATCCACGATCTTTTTGTGTATTACGGGCTAATATCTCGCAATATACTTCTACTTGATCGTCCCGAACTAGTGCAACAATAGAGTCATGAACCAACATAAATATATTAGCATCTATGATTCTGGCCTTTAGCTCATTAGCCGTCTCAATAGCGCCCAATAGATTAATATCAGAGCACAGACTTTGTACTTCTGCATTGATACCACTTCTTACTTCGTGGGTAGCAATACCCCTATCTGCACTAAATACATTAGGAAGACGACGCTTACGGCCAAAGAATGAATAAGTAAAGCCATTGGCTTCGATAAATTCTTTTCTTTCATTTAACCACTTCTTTAGTTTATGGAATTTCTTAAAGTATGCTGAAATATCTTCACGAGCATCTTCAACAGCATAATCTTCCTTAGTTTCTTTTGAAACTGTCTGAGCCACCTTATTCGGCCCAGAACCATATAAACATCTTATCCACTATTACTAGTGGGATGGACTATACCTTTATCTCTTTATAGAGATACCCGCCGTGTTATAGCATTAGCTATCCCAGCCTACTTCTGTTCGAGAAGTACTGTGAGTCTCTGAACCATTTGGAAGCATTCCTGCTAACTCTGGCTGCTGATTGTCCTTAACTTAATAATAGGAGTTCCAGCAATTGAGCGGGTTAATTTGTATATACCTCACGGTATACCGGGACCTTTATAGGTTAATCCCGAATGAGCACTTATGTTATAGGTATAACGGTTATTATACCTTCTACGTATTTCTACGTAGGTCGGACTATATCTTTACATTAAAGATACTAATTCTTGCATTTCTTTTAGAGAGGTAACAAATAGGAAATTTCCGCCATTACTTTCTACAACAGCTCGTTTTTCTTCGATGTTGTCAAAGTAATTTTTAAAATTCTGTTTAAAATTTGAAACCTCTATCCAATAGTCCTGGACTTTAAAATCACATACCCATCTTCTAGATGTAGGTAAGTATTTACTATAAGGTACATGGAACTCTACCTCTGGTACCTTATATTTTATAATATTATAACAGTTTGATTCGAACTCTGAACCAAAAGTTATATTATCTACAACAACTCTTCTATCGGTAGGTCTACAGTTAGGACATGTACCCCTTAAAGTACTATTAGGGTTTACTACTCCCAATAACTGGGTTGTATACTCTGTACCACATATGTGTCTAAGGGTTACATATCCTGTTTGATTAGTAGGAATATCTGAAACTATTTCAGCGCCCAACCTATCTCTAGCTATGTTTACTAATTCATCTTTTCTGCTATGCCAGGGTAAGTTACCACTTTTACATTTAGGGCAGCCTAACTTGGATCCCTGCATGGAAGTTATACTCGTAATATGCTTATACCCACAATCTTTACATCTAAGAGATACCTTATCCCTGTTATGTTGTATTAATTTAGTATCGCTAATTACTTCGTAGCCTAGCCTAGTTGCCTCCACAAGCACCCTATCCCTTGCAGGCATGGGTGCTATGTATGAAGCATTTAATAGAGTAAGTAGTTGCGAAGTTGTTATGTTATATTTTGTCTTTAAAACCTGTCTAGAGAGACCTCTTGGAAAGTTTTCTGTATATTCAGAAACTTTCGTAGGTATATCTAAATTATTGGAAGTATAGTGCTCTCTAATAGAGTCGAGCACTGAATTAATATCGTTCATGTATCCCCCGTTTCGAACCGCCTTCGGCTCTACTCCTTACGGATAGTCTCTGAACCTTAAGCCATACATTTATTATAGCACTTTTGCGACATGACGTCAAGCCTATTTTTTGGTGTGGTCTTCTTGGCTGCTGATTTCCCAATTAGAGGTATTTTCAAACATTCAAGCTTACTATTACTAGTTACTTTGTAGTTACCGCTACTTAAGGGAGTCCCAGCAATTAGAGGGATTTAAAGGCAACCATTATGTTAATCGCCTTAGCTGCTTGACGCTTGCCAGGATATAGCTTCTTTACATCTTCAACTGCGCACGGTAGATTGAATACTGATTTAGCAATAGTGCTGTGGAAGTCACCACCAGATGTAAATACTTTTTGTAGTTCTTTATCTCCAGAAAGTACCGCAGCATAATACATCTCACCGGTCTGCAAGTCTTGTGAGACAATACTGTATCCTTCTGGAGCTACAATACACCCTTTAACTAATGGATCATCTCGAGGTATCTGCTGCGCGTTAAACTTGCCAGAACTTGAAAGCCTGCCAGAAGTAGTAAATACTAGATTGAAGCCAGTACGAATCCTACTATCTGAGTCTAGCTCTGGTAGAATCTTACTAATATAAGTATTACGTATTTTAGTAAGCTGCCTGACCTTCAATAATGCTGCCGGAAGTGGGTGTTCGTTGGCCAGCTCTGTAAGTACCTCTGCATCAGTTGATAAGGCACCAGTAGCTGTTTTCTTTCCAGTACTTGATAGGCCAACATAGTCGAATAGTAGTACTCGTAGTTGCTGGGGGGAATTAGGGTTAAATATACTCTTGGTAGTGGCTTCATATGTCCTAACTGCCTCAAATTCGTAAATCTTTGCCTTAGCTTCGTCAATACGTTCATTAAGGTAAATCTCAGCAGCATACATTCTATCCCTGTTAATAGGTATACCTACCTCTTCCATATCCATTAGGAATAGTGTTCCAGGAATTAGTAGTACTTCATATACATACTGTAGTTTTTTATTAGCAAGTACTATTGGCCAGAACTTTAAGAATATCTCTAAAGTAGCTGCGGTATCAATGGAAGCGTATTCCTTCATAATACTAAACGGAATTAGATCATAGCTAAATTCCTCTTGCTTAATTTTATGATCTTTACAGTACTGTACCTTAAATTCCTCTAATGGCGAGTCGTAGTCTCCATATCCTGTATGCTTAATACTTAGCGCCTTTAGGCCGTGTTCTCCATTTTCATCTAGAGTATAGTGTAAAAGCATAGTATCGTGCACATTCTCACGATCAAACTTTACGCCTAGGTGGTACTCTATCATCTTAATATCGAACTTCATATTATGAAATACGATCTTAAACTTTAAGATGATCTGCTGTAATAGTACTAGACATCTATCGTCTAAACAATCTGTTAGAATATATCTACCATGATTTAACTTATATGATATAGAAATACCTAATACATACCCATTTCGTGGGTAAAGGGCTGTAGTTTCACAGTCCATTGCTACGTATTCTGAAGCATTAAATCGTAGTACTTCTAATAGAAATGAGTAAGCTTCGTCAGTATCAATAATTCCCTTAAAGTCACCAGTAATTACTGAGGATGTACCAAAATTACCTTCAGCATACCCTTGTATCTTTTTAACTGCTTGTTCGAATGCTGGCTTGCCTTCCGGTTTAAAGATTAGAATTGATGGATTTGAAATAGCTACAAACTTCTTATCTACTAGAACACCCATCATACTGGTAACGCTAGTAATCTTTGCATACTCTTTGGCCGCTTCTGAGCCTACCAAGATAACCAAGTCATACATATCTGTATCAATATCTAAATCTACATCTTTTTTGAGTAGCTTAGTTACTGGTACGGAACTCATATGAAAGTGGTCAAACTTAAACTGAAAATACTTAGAATAGTTTACTTTACTTGGTGCTTTATCTATGATTGCTATTTGCATTTTATTTTATATATTCCTTAATCTGTAGTATATCTTCCACTGATAGGTCACCTGGGTCTGTGTCATCGTGTAGCGATATTAGTTCTACCGAGAAATCGTGTTCTTCTATTAATGGTTTTGTTTCGTTTGCTGCTTTTCTACCAGCTTCGTCACCATCAAACATTATATAGATTCTAGTGACACCAGAAGCTTTATATGGTAATAGTTTTTCTTTAATATTAGATTTCAGCGTATTAGTGCCAAAACAACAAGCAACATTAGTAACACCTTTGTCGTATACATTTAGCATATCGAATATGCCTTCAACTAGTACTAGTGACGTATGTCCTGCCTCGGTTGGTCTAGCTGGAAATAGTGGCATTGACGCACCACTAGGATAGTTTATGTACCGGGGGTTACCGTTACTTAATATATGCCTACATACGTAGACCACTACTTTACCTGTAATATCTTTAATAGGGAACATTACCCTATCTTCTAGTTCTGGTACTAGGTTAGTATAGCACGCCTCAAACTGTTTCAAAGTGTTTAGCGATATACCTCTAAATGACTTAGAGAAGCTGGATAATCCTTTTGGTGGTTCTACACCGAATAGACTCTCTTTGATGGCAGATATTTTCGCTTTTAGCTTAGCCACTTTAATATTATTACCTACGGTAAATATACCAAAGTGGGTAAATATATTTACCTTAAACCCACAGGAAAAGCAGTGAGCTACTCCCGACACCTTATCAATTCTAAATGATGGATTGGTGTCATTATGTTCTGGATTTAGACAACGTATCAGATAATCTTTACCTGATACGTTGTATGGTATACCCTTTTCGTGTAGTAGTTCTTCTACTGAGTTAGACATTTATTTTATAGAAATCTTTACAGGCGTTCCATCCTTGTTGAAAAGATAGTAGCCTTTCCCACACACCCGGCTCACTCCATGTCCCTAGCTCTGACCTAGACAGATTACTATTTTCTGGTAACATCCAGAAACTAAGACTAGCTACCGCTAATTCAGACTCCTCTAATCCGCTAGGATGATTAGTCCCATGGGAGATCGCCAGCCGGCTCTCCTGTAGACTTTGTCGGTTTTTCATGTTTCTCAACCTTATCTTTCTTAACTTGCTTCTTTTTCTCAGGCCTATCAACAGATACTGGACTAATCCTTAAACTGTCCCAATTTATTGGGCTAGTGAATCCCATTTCTGCTGCTCCACGAATCTTAGTAGTGTCAAAGGATATTGCATTGTCGTGTGCTTCAAGCACCATAGCAATGTCAGCAGCATCAAGAATACCTTTAGCAAACCTAGCTTCACCAGTTGCATCAACTTGATAAGGTGATACAATTGTTAAATCATACTTACGAGCAAGCTCTTTTAGCTGCTTGCTAACAATAAGTTGTGGTTGCCAGTCAAAAGCACTGTGTGATCCCTCTAATACAATCTGGTTAACGTAGTCTACTACGGCCACCCTTAGTTTATCGCCGAACTTAGACTTAAACTTGCCTAAATGTAGGTCTAGTGCTGTTATTGTTAGTGCTCTATCGTCTACAATAATGATTTGATTATCTTCCTTAAGCTTCTTGGTCTTAAGTAGTTCTTCTTCAAATCTCCACTTATCTCTGTGCTTTAGGAAATTAGATACTACATCTTCACTATCAACGAACATCTCAGCACGTTTGCGAACCACTTTCAGTAGTTCACTATCTGGAAGTTTATTTAGCTTTAAGTCCTTATAACATACATCAGCAAGGATGGCCAATTTACGCTCTAGTGTTTCATGAGCAACCATTTCAATACTAAAGTATACACATGTATTACCTGCTTCATATTGAGTACACACAATGTTACTCGATACGATTGACTTACCAGAACCACGTGGGCCACCAATAAGTACTAATTCTTGTCTTGCAACACCACCCACAGCTGAGTCAAATGTGTTATTAAGGCCAAGATATGTTCTGTCTCTATCAAGCTGTTCAGGACGCTTGAATAGATTAATATTATCCATTGTATACACATTCTCTGATGAATGTGTCTTATCATCTAGCTGCATAACTATTGCAGATAGGTTTTCTTTTACTTCTACTGTATTATAGATAGTAAGGTGATCTAGATACTTGTCTAGTAACCTAATAGCTTCATTCTGCGTAAATTGATCTACTAAAGCATCCAGGGCTACATCAATAGAAATATCCGGTATTTCTAACAACCTAATAGTAGCTAATACGTTCTTTGTATTACTGTCGCGCTGGGTGATCTCTAGTTCGTCGAATGTTGGTAATTTGTGGTATTGTTGGTAATGGCGCTTAATAGCGGCATAGATGGAGGTATACGCCGGGTCTATATAAGCTAGTTTTACTTTGGACCAACAATCCAAATCACCTTCAGATATAAGCTTATTAAGAACAATGGCGGAAACATCCATACTAACTCACCTTAGTTTCGTTATCTATTAAAACTTGGTCTAGTATTTCGCCAAGCTTAGTTATAATACTAGCTCTAAATTTTGGTAGTTCTTTATTATACGCGACACTATCATATAACAGAGATAGATGGTCACTAGTAATAAGCTGCTGAATACCAAAATATATTACATCTTCTGGGTTTCCCGAGTCTGGAGCAATACGTACCTGTGTATTTTCTCCGAACGCGTGCTTTGCGTTACGCACTACTTCAGCAAGTAATAGTGCTGATGCATCATTGTATTTTATAGTTACTTGCATAAAATTGTACTTAACCAGTAAAAAAGGGTAGGAACCTTTTATGGATCCTACCCTCGCCAAATTGGCTTTTTAAAGATTAGGCTACGGCCTTCTTATCGTTACGTTCCTTCTTAGCTGCACCATCGTAGTCGGCAACTTTAATGCCACGACGGGTTAGCAGAGTACGTAATCCACGCTCAGTTTTATCTGCTGCTTTAGCGATTTCTGCAACAGTCATAGTCGCAATCTTATCACCAAGTGCTACGATTGGATCAACCACGGTCTTGGCATGGCTTTCCTTTTGTGCAGGAATCTTCTCAATCTGACCATTGCGGGTTAGAGACAAGGCCTTACCACGAACAGACGCGATAGTCTTATTAAGGGCTGCTGCGATTTCTTCAATGAACTTGCCAGCATTTGCCATGCTAACGAAGGTACTTTCTTCGGTTTCCGAATAAGTACGCGCTACTTCAACCTTTTCAGTAGGCTTCACAGAACCAGTTAGTTCTAGAGCAAGAATCTTACCCTGAACTTGCTTGGGGCTAAACTTACCACCAGCAAAACGCTCTGCGATTTCACCGTAGGTATAAGCACCAGAATTTTCACTTACAAACTTGGTAAGTGCTTCACCTTCTTGAGTAGTGAATGCTGGAACCCTTTCCTTTGCCATTGAAGCTACTTCAATGTCCATTTGACGTAGCTTGGATGCAACTGAACGCTCGCTAACGTTTAGCATCTTGGCTAGTTGTGATACCGTGGAAGCTGCAACTGGGCGAACTGATCCAATATTGTCTGTAAGCGTTGCGATATTAGCGTCAGACCACTTTTTTGCTTTTTCTGTCATATTTACTCTTTGTTAATTAAATCGTTAAGATTTGTGAATATTGTTATACCATATTGTTCAGCTTTTTTTCTTTTTTCGCTACCCTTGTCGCCTTCATCTAATAGATAAGTTGTCTTTTTAGTTACACTTTCTACTACATGGTAGCCCGCGGCTACTAGCATTGTAGTAGCTTCGGCTTTTGTTTTTACTGACGATAGTTTACCAGTAATACATACAGAGGGCTTATCGCCAGCATCACTGGTATTAATTAGAGTAGATTTGAAAGAGAATGGTAGAAACTCTCTCATATCTTTAAATTCGGTTGCCAACCACTCTAACAAATTTTGGGTAACTTTTTCACCTAAACCTGCTTGTTTACAAGTCTCGGCAGTAATGTCATCAACTGTGTTAACAACACTACATAGTTTTGCAGCAGCGGTATTTCCAAAAAGAGGAATAGACATTGCTGCTAAAAATGTGGCAAGATCGGCTGTTCGAGATTTTTCAATTTCGTTGAGCAGTTTATCTGCCATTTTCTCGCTAGACAGGGCGTCGATTAATTGGTCCCTATCCAAATAGTAAATCTCTGTTAGATCAGAGAGACCTAACTTTTCGTTTGTTTTCTCACCAAAGCCCTTGATACTTAGCACTTTACAGAAATGCTCCAGCTTCTTATTTAATTGAGCCGAGCAACTACTGTTTCTACAAAATAGCTGTGAATTAACCAAAACGAGTGGGTGGTCACAGCAAGGGCAGTTTGTCGGAATTTCAATCTTCATGGCTGTTTATCAAGTTTAAGTAGTAATTATACACTAATTACTGTCGCTAGGCAAGTTCAAATTTTTGATGCCACTAGTTATTTCGCTTGGTTAAGTAACCAATTTAGTAGCGGGTAATGGGTAGGCTTTACATTGAAGTACGTATGTCGCATACGTTTTCCATTATGCTTACTACCTTCTTTTAGATTCAGTTTCTGTGCGTCACGACGCCATGCTTTTTGTTTATTTTTCATTATCCCTCAACTTTGTGTGTAATACATGGAATGATTTCTCCGGCCCTAACTACTCCAACGGTGTCCCCAATTTGCAAATCCAGCATTTCAATAAATCCTGGATTGTTAAGCGTTGCACGAGCTACCCAAGCGTCTCCAATCTTAATTGGTTTTAAAATACCTACTGGAGTAACTTTACCAGATTTTCCTACTTGCCACTCTACACCCACTAGTGTAGTTTCTACAGCTTCTTTGCGCTCTTTTAGAGCATACGCACCGCGTGGATGTTTGGAAGTAAATCCTAGGCTATTAAATAGCTCGTTACTATCCAACCTAAATACCATACCATCGCACGGATAGATTTTATCTAGTCCAGGTTCTAGGACTGTATTAAATCCTAGAGACATGAGAAACTTCATGTCCTTAGTAAAGGTAGAATTTAGGTCAATTGGGTTAATACCGTAAGCAAAGAAACTAATAGCTCTAGTCTTAAATTCTTCAATATCTTTAAGGTTTAGTGAGCCTGCGGCGTAGTTTCGGGCATTCTCTACATGAAGTGGGGCTACGATTTCTCCAGTAACCTGAAGTACGTACGTATAATCAATTTCATGTGGTACTATATGACACGATAATAGCTTATCTGTGATATTTTTACCTTCAATACCATCACCACGAGTTAGTGCTCTGATTAGTTTACCACCAGCATATAGTAGGGAAATAGCTGCACCATCTAGTTTTAGACTAGGTACTTTATCCGTATACTCTGATAGAGGCTCTGCGCCTTCGTCCACATAGTATTTTTGTAGACTATACATTGGAACATAATGTTGTTCAGTATCGGCGTGTTGCCTATTACCAATTTCATAATATCCAATAGTATGGGCGAGCCTATCGAACACCTCATCTGTTACGATAGGTGTTCCTTCATAGTATAGTTTTGATGCTAAATCCAGATATTGTTTAACTTTATTCATTCTATTATTATACTACGATTTAGGGTCGTTTACAAGTTTAGATTTTTGAAGCTTTTCTAGGTAATGCTTGTGTAGTAAATCATCTCCCTCAGACTGAGAGCATAGCTCCAGTAGAGCGTCTGTCAGTTTTACTACAATATCTATAGTTATAGGCACTGAAACACCTTCTTTAGATGGAACCCATTCACCTTCGTATGATTGAAAATACTTACGAATATGAAGGTATTCTACTTCTCTAAATTCACCCAATACTACCCTAAGTTGTAGATTCTTTAAATCATCTTGATAGATGACTCTTGTAAATTCTTCAACTTGTTCCATCTTCTTTATTTACTCTATCTGCTAGTAATGCTACAGTTGGTTCATACTCTGGCCATTTTTCACTAATAAAGATTCCACGTAGTGGTTCTTTACCCTGAATACTGCGTTCCTGTTCTACTATAGCAAGTATATTTGCTAATTGGTTATAGTAGTAGTCGGACAACCTACAAGCATCTTCTATTTTTATAACTATATATTTTCGCTCTAGTGAGAAGGTCATAGTTTCGGTTCCCATAGTTTGCCTTTTGCGCCACAAGGAGCGAACCATTTAATCTTTCGTTCATCGGCACAAGAACGCCCATACGGCTTACCCTCGTCGTTATTAGCCAACGCCCAGGCATCACTAGCTATAACTTTAGGATGGAAACACTGATTATTCCATTCAAGACGTGGCTTAGGTCTGGAATGCTTGCAATCTAAGCATAGGGCAGGGAAAGGCTTACTCATCAAAATCCCTAATTCTAGCTTGCAGAATATCTGCATATGCTTGCATATGATGGGCTTGGTGGCTTAGCCTAGCGCCGTCCTTTTCTGTCAAGGATTTAAATAACGTGGTCTCAAAGAAGTCATACAGCTTTTCTAGTTTTTCTACTAAAGTCGCGTGTTCATCTACTACTCGTTGTTCGTGTGGTTTTAACATATTAACTTTCTAAATTTTGGTGGTTTGGCGCGGGCTAAAATTACTTGCTCCATTTTACTATGTAAACTATCATAACTAGTACCGCCACAAGAAAAAATACTGTAAGTACTGTGTCGATCATATCGCAACCCCTATTTTTCGTAGATGATCTAAACTTGCTAGTTCTTCGGCCGGCTGATAGGCAT